CCGGTCGCTCACTCAACACTTTATCGAGGTAGAAAACCCCGAGACAAAGGAAGAGGAGAGTATAAAACAGCAGAATGGTCAGCTGATGGGATCAATCACTTCTTTCTGTATCCTATGTTTGGCGAACGCCGCAGGAACTCGATGGGCTCACGAATTGGCTAAGAAACGCCAATTTTCACTTCGTAAGACACCGGGAACCGTTAATGGCGACGATATTGCACTCCGCACAAACTACTCTGGCTATCGATACTGGCAGCAGATAACAGCCGCTATGGGACTCAAAGAGTCATTGGGAAAGACGTTTGTCTCAGACAAGTTCGTTCAGCTTAACAGCATGAACTACTTGTACGATGAGAAACGTACTATCACAACGACCGATGAGAACCTAAAGGTTGTCAATCTACCCGCACGGTACCGAGAAGTCAAGTACATAAATTTTGGACTCGTATCCGGACAAAAGCGCTCCGGAATTGTAAGTCTCAACGACCAAGACGATCCAAGAAATACGATAGGTGCACGATACAGAGAGATGCTAAGACTAGCACCGAAAGAAATGCATAATGATGCTCACAAACAGTTCATTGAATATAGCAAAGATTTACTCAAAAAATTCAACTTACCATGGTTCATGCCCGAATGGATCGGGGGACTGGGACTAATTGGAGTGAAGGAACCGACCGAAAAGGATCGGCGTATCGCAGTTCGAATTCTTCTAAATTGGAAGAAAGTTCGACCGATACCACTCGGACAATCAGAAGTCGCTTGGAACACATGGAAGTTAGCTGAGAAACAGCTACCGGAAGCGAACTATACGGACGATAAGGAAGACCCTGGGGTGGAAGAGCGAAAGAAACAAATGGGTTATGCGTGCATAGACCTATTGTTCAATTCGAACTACTCCCTGGACGATGTCTTCAAAGGTCCCGAAATAGAGGCTAAACGAGTGAAAGACGCGTCTAAATTGTGTATGAAAAGACACAAAGCGAAGTATGAGAAGTATGACGAACCCTGTCTGGCATGCCAGGAGGAAATCGGACGAAGAAAGACAATGCGCGCATTGCTCCACAATCAAGAACTGTGGATTCCGTCTAATTTCCAAGGTAAGAAGCATAAACTTCCTCAACCAATCGCATTAGAAAAACTCGCGTTTATGAGAAAATATGAAACAACAACTGTTAAGAGTGAGACTGAATTGGTAATGATCGTTGACGATTATTTCCCAAACTCCTAAGACACACAAACCAAGAGAGGTGATCCACGCAGACAATATGTTCTACGTGGTTCTCCTGGTCAGCAACGAAAAC